GTGCGACCTTGTACACCTGAAAATGGATCATGTGACCCTGAGTTTTGTAATCTGCGAACCATATCCATTTTTGGCGTATCAATTAAAGCCAAGATATACGCACTAGCCCAGTCAGGAGATCTGCCAATACGCTTATAGATCGATTCTCGTGATTCCACTTTGATCGTGGCTGCGGATAATTCCCAAGTTGGCGCACATAAATCGGACAAAAGTTCTGGTTCAGGAGGCAACATAATTCCGCTATTGTTCGATGGATCAAGGGCTTCACGCATTTGCCACCAGTATTGGCTGCGTTGATTCATAAATCGTAAACGACCAGATCGATCCGTACTTAAAGCCTTTTCTGCGACGTTCACTCCAATCACATGCTGGCGATTGGTATTGAGGTAATCGTAAGGAGATGCACCTACCCCAATTACGTCAATGTGAATCGGCGCTCCATCTCGAATATTGGCTACTGCTAATCCAGCAACAGTTGGGCCATCTGGGGTTTGCGCTCCTGTAAAGACAAGAGAGCGATCAAACCACATGCCATGCCGACGCGCAATAATCGTGTTATCTCTACCGCCCCTAGCAACGTCAACGCCCATTGAATCCATTGGTGGTTTAGGATAAAGATCAATCCAACGTGCTTGTGCTGCCTCGACCCAAGCTGTAGGAATTAACTGCCAAGGATCATCTTCAACACCTGCATTAAAGTCGCCATAAAGCATTTGACTGCGTAATGGTTCTGGTAAAGCCTGTAAGGTTGACATATAGCCAGTTTCCATAAGGTAAGGGTTATCTGATACACGGGAAGGAATGAAGGTGCGTGATTGGGGCTTGACCAAATCGCTGCCATGAGTAAATGGTTCGCCCGATTCGACTTCAATTTCTTTTCCATCGACCATTGCATACCAGCGCAATTCACCAGGCTTGGCAGGTTTAGGGTGTTTCTTATCTAACCAAGCAGCAAAGAACTTGAGAATCCAACGCCCTTCTGCACTGGTAGGTGGGTTAAATACCATTAAGGCTTGACACTTTTGTTTAGGATCGACTGAGCGCAACCAACCGAGTAATGCCCTGACCTGATTCTCTAAAAAATTAGCGGCCTCATCAAATACCAATAAATCATGCGGCCTTCCCTGATACTTGTTCCAGTCATCTGGGTTTGGGGTAGATCCGAATTCAATCTGAGCATTAGGCAAGCGCCAGATACGATCTTGACCGTTATAGCCATCGCGATTACCTAAGAGTTCAGTAAAGCGATCAATGATTCCCGATAACTGCGTCGCTTCACGTCGTAGCATTAAGACTTTTTTGTGTTGAGTCAAAGCTTTACCGCACGCTAAGTCCGTCTTACCACCACCCGCAGCACCACCATAACCAATAATGTCAGCTTGAGATTGATAAGCAAGTGTTTGTGGCCCAGGCAACGGCACCCACTTAGGCATATCAATCAACAGTAATTGATCTAACTCTGCTAATTCTTCAGCCGTTAGGTATGGGATTAGCGCTTTGATCTCATCAATGTTCATACTTCAGAAGATTCGCCCTCATCTTTACGAGAATTTGCTTGAGCAATTAAAGCCGCAACGCGAGAAGCACGAACCGTTGCATCTTCAATGGAGATTGGCGCACCATCTTTTCCAGTTATTTCCGTTTTATCGGTAAAGAGCTTGAGGTGTTTACCCAATAATTCAAAAGCCTTTAAAACGGTATTAGAGGCGTTTGTTGTTTCATCTGTACTATGCTTCTCAATCACTCCTTTAATGCCATTAAGGACATATTCAGCAGTAATTTCAGTCTTTTTAGAACGAACATCCATTTCTTTTTGAATGGCTTGTTGAATGTCAGGTTTTGTCATGTTCTCACTGCCGACTGATTTAGCAGTCTTTTCACTATATCCAGCACGAATTGCGGCTTGAGTCGCATTCAAATCGATTAAATACTCTTTGACAAAGCACTTTTGTTTTGCTGTTAGGCTCATTTCTCATTAGCCTTTCTTAGTATTGCTCTAGCAAAATCCATATTTAGATTACTTGCCTTGTATTTGTAAACTTCTTCAAATATTCGCGCTATTTCCTCATTTGTTAATGTCTTTGCTTTCAACGCCTCAATTTCAGCTTGTTGCTGGCTAATGGTTAGGTTTAGAAAATCTATATCAACATCTCTTGATACACCTTTTTGTATATCCACTAAATCCATTAAGTTTTTTATTACAGCTTGTTGCTGGCGTAGCATAGTGGCTGCTTCTTTTCCCCAATGACGCAAGTTATCCTCATTCCAAAAAATGTTATCTGCGTTAAATTCGCCAGATAGTTCTAGTGCGTTCATTTCTTTACCTTGTTCATGTTCCGTGAACTTCTCATTATTTTGAACATTTGACCTGTTCATCATTCCTTCTGCATAACCTATTTGCTTCCCACGCTCAAAGGAATTTAAACAAAGCTGTTCTGCTGCAACTAACTGTGCTTTATCTTTGTCATGCGTCCTATATAAATAGTTTTTTAGTTGTATTAGCTGGTCAATTCGTGTTTGTTGCTGGCGTAGCATGGTGGCTGCTTCCATAATTAAATCTCTAGTATCTGAATCGCTAATAATTGAAGATTCTAAACAAACCCATAGTTCATCAGCTAGTTCATTTGCGTTCATTCTTGTGCCTTTCTTAATATTGCCCAAGCCTGTGCCAATTCTTTTAAATGTTTTTGATATAGTTCATCTGCATAATTTGTGTTATTCATTTCTGTTGTGCCTTTCCTATGCAATCGCAAATACTCGGTGAACATACTGAATCGTAAGAACTACCACATTTAAACAAATCCTTTGCAGTCATCATCGTTTCTCGTTGAAGTTCATATAGTTGATCTTGAGTTAATACGTTTCTTAACTTTTTAATTTCAACTTGCTGGTCAAGAATAGTTTTATCAAGCAATTCTCTTTCTAGTGTTTGTGCTGGACGGGTGTAAAGAGGTGTACCCTCACCAATTTCGTTGTATTGATAATGCTTAGTTACATTACCGACTACTTTTCTCCAGGCAACTGGTTTGTCGATCATTTATCTTCTCCGATACTTGCATAGCGAAACTACATGGTCTTTACTGACCTCAAAGATCTTGGCTAAGAAGTTGTAAGAGCAGCCTTCTTCTTCTCGCATTTTGCGCATAAGCTCAACTTCATGATTAGTAAGCTTTGCCTTGGGGTGATACTCTCCGCGAGTTCTATCCATCGTTAGTTGCATTGCACTACCCTCCTTTCAAGTCTTTAAGTTTTTGTTTGAATTTCGCCTTTAATTCCAAAAGATCGTCTTTGGTGTATTTCTTGGGGGTTTGATCGGCTTCTAAGGATTCGACTTGATCTTTACCAATGCGACGAATTAGCCCTATTCGGTAATCGACTGCTCTACCGGCTCCCCATCGATTGCATTGTTTTCTTTGCCCATGAGCATTACGTTCATCGAATCGTAAGTGCGGAGCGCTGCCGACAGATCGGTAATGTCCGCAGTCGTAAGCACCGCCAACATCGCCCGAAGATAGGTATAAATTACAGCATATACATAGCTCATGCTTATCCCTTTCACGGATGTAAGCGTTAAATACGGTTTGAACTTCTTTGATGTAATCCCTAGTAGTCTTAAGCGCTTCTTTTCGTTCTTTAGTTTCTTTGTTGATTCTTTGTTTAATGACTTTAGGAACCTTGAAAGCACACTTGGGAGAGCAGACTTGTTGTCCCATACGTTCTTTGACGTATTCCCGTTCGCAGATTAAGCAAGTGGCCATCTTCAAGCTTCAACACTCCACTCAATTCCATTCTCTGCACCCCACGCAAATAACCATTCAATAAATTCAGCGCCATCGGTTTTTGAAAACTTGCGAGATTGAATTCCGACTTGTACAACTCCGGACTTATCTAAGTTAGGAATGATCGAACCGTGACTACGACCCGTTTCTCTGGCGAATTTATCAAGCAATAATCGTTTCCAATCTTCTGCCATCCATCTACTGCCTAAGTGTTCGGCTTGAAAAGCAATTTCACCCAACATGGCGTGATACTTTTCTTCTTGCTCACGAGTTTTAGACATTGGCTTAACTTCAAGAATGAGCTTATGACCAGCCATTGTGAGATTCTTGGCGTATTCCCAAGCTTGCTTAACGCACTCATGCGCTTGGCTAGGGTTGTAAAGTGAAAGAGTCAGCTTGTCGCTCATTTGTCGGACTCGCTTTCATACCAGCTAAGATTGAATCCCTGGATGGAGCATTGCGGCTTTTGGCAATAACCTGCAGCATGACCTCCTGGTGATACCGCGATGGCCGCGCCGACTTTACCAGTCGAATTGCACAAGATAGACACGCCAATACATACTCTC